GGAACTTTTCCATCAGTGTTAAAGTAAGCAGAAATAACAATATCTTCATTAGGAGAACAATCTATAAATTGACTAAAAGCACCCCACCATACATCCTGGGTTTGTCCTGTAGTGCTCATAGAAAATGAATTGTATCCTTTATACTTTAGGTTAGGATCTATAGCGTGCCCAGTAGCCCAACCCCAGTATTTATTACCTTGAGTAAATCCAGCGTCACGGATCTCATTAGTAGCTCCAAGACCGCCTACATAGTTCTCAACATCTTTCATTTTCACTGTCAGATCAAGTGCATTAGAATGTTGTTTGATTGTAGATTCAGCGTCAGAAATCTGTTTACCTTGTGCCGTTTGTGTTTCTATCATCTTGCTAACGTTTTGAGAAATACCTTCAGCGGTTTTTTCTACTGCTGTTACACGTTTGTCAAATCCATTTTGATTATTTTCAACGTTTGTTATGGTTTCTTTGATTCCATCCACACTTTGCTCCAGCTCATATGTTGACTTGCTATAGTCTGTTGGAACAGATCCTTTTTCTAATTTAGCTTTCTTGAAACGGAACCTTTTCCCTTTTGATGCTTCATTTCTAGCAAAACGAATTCTAAATCCCCAGCCAGAAGCACGAACATCGATTTTAAACATCCATGACTCGCGACGCCATTCTTTAGCTGCCACAGGCTTCTGTACTGACTCACTCCACGATCCGTTGATGTATTGGAATAAAATAAAATCTACAGGCACATCATTTTGAAGGTCTAAAGATATTGTTATATCTTTCCCTTTTTCAAAGTCTCCTATCTTAGTGTTATCTAGATGGAATTGATAAAAGGCGTCTGTATGATCTTGACATTCAATCGCTACGTATTCGCCAGGTTGAACAAATGATGTAACTTTATTCAATACCGCGCCACCGATCATCCCGATTGTTTGAGGTCTTTCGTTTGGGCCTGTATTGATTAGCCAGTTTTCACCGCCTACAGTACGAGCTTCAACCTGTTCTAACTTTGTTGAAATCTTCCCGGCTTCTTCAGTAATTTCAGTTGTTACTTTTTTGAAATCTGGTAGAGTGACTTGATCTTCTGGTGCAGGAAACCATGCAGCAGGTTTTATATTACCTTTCACAAGAACTAAATCTTTTACTGTGACAGAAAAATCTACGTTTTTTAATTCTGCAAGCGAATATATCCTAAATGCTGATGCACCGGTTTCAGATGCTTTAAAAGTATGAAAATAGTAAGCTCCCGTAGTAGTAACGTCTAGTATGCGAGTACCACTACCACTTTGCTCGCTACCGACTGAAATCTTTCCAGCTTTGTTAGCTTTAAGAAATACGAACCATGTATACTCTTCACCTGGTGTTAATTTCACTGTGTGTGGATTATAGAAACCATTTGACCAATTATCAATAAATTTAATTATTGCAGCTTTTTTTGTACCTGATAAATTATCATCAATAACCGTGAGTGTTGGTTTTTGATTTGTCGGTTGACCAGAAGCTACATATTGCCCCCATCCATTTATTTCATCAGCAAACGAACCGTTTTTCTGAAAGTTTCTTGAACCCGATTCAAAACTATTTATCGTCTCTTGCACAGAGGAAATTGTCTTTTTCGTACCTTCCACTGTTTGCTCGACTGTATTTAATTTATTACTAATTTCACCGTCTTGTTTAGTTAACGATTCAATAGATAGTTTAAATCCGTTAGAATCCTGCTCAAACTTTGTTACCTTCTTATCAATTTCACCCTGTTTATTTTGCACATTAGAAAGCGTGCGACTAAATCCTTGCAAGCTTTCCTTCACTTCATTGACTTGTCCTGTGGCTTGATTTTGCGCTTCCTGAACCTTTTGATTTAATTCGCCTTTTGTGGTCTCGATATCTTTGCTCACTTGTTCCAATGTTTCTTTCTTAACGGATTCCACATCAGGAACAACAGGATCCCATTTACCATCCTTCCACAACTTCAGAATACCAGGCTTGCCTTTGCTGATATCTTGCCACAACGTTTTTCTATCCTTTAAGTTTGCTGTTGGTGGATTTACGCCTTCAATAATATCAACGGTATTATTTTTCAAATTTTCAGCCACTTGTTCAGCAATTTTCTTCGCTGCTTCCGACTCTTTTCGAATGACCTCTGTTTCTGTTACATTTTCTTGAAGCTTTTTATCTAATGTATCTAGTAATTCTTTAGATGCTTTATTTGATAAGCTACCCATGATTTGTGCGTATAACCTATCGATAAGGCTTCGTGTATCTGCAATTTCACGATAGTCACCAAAGATATATTTATCTTTTGATGGATCCGTGTCACATTCATCAGCTGCGATTAACCTAGCTTCTAAGAAAAGTGGTGGACTAAACCCTTTATCTTTTATTCGTACCGTATCGCCTTTATGAACCGCTTCATGAGATAAACCGAACACTCTTTCAAGTGCAACTGCATTTACTTCATACAAAGTAGAACTATTAATTCGTTTCTTTAATTCTGCTTCGGTTAATTGTTTGAGTCGTTCCTTCGTCATATCTTGATCTTCTGTTTGCGGTGAATAAATATCAAATAAATGTTTGCCATCTTTCGACCAACGCTGTAACGCATCATTGTTACTTACGTACAACTTCCCACCGTTGATATCTTCAAATGTTAAAAACTCTTCTTTCCCAGTAGCAGGGTTTTCTTTAGATGGCCCAACACCTACAAGAGCAGTTACTACATCTTGGCTATTCTCAATACGACGGATGCCTTGTACATCTTTTTCTAGTAAAAACTCTTTCCCATTGTCACGGCCAACATTTTTTACTAAATCTACATAACGACCTACAATAAAAGATCCCAGTATTTCTGTTCTAAAACGAATTTCTAGTTCAAATGTAGACGCGATTTGTTTTAAGAAATCTAGCGGATTAGTGAAATCCTTAATATGAATAGTCCGTACACCACTGAACTCTGTAATCCCACGTTTCCACTCTGTGCCTTGTAAAGCAAAGTCTGTAGATTCGTTAACTGTAGTAGCTTGTAACGTTTGTGGTTTAATTACCGCTGCTTTTTTTAGCTTTGTATGTTCCCCGAGTGCATGAATTTTTTTAGAACGGTCTGTTGCATCTTGTTCCGATTCTGTAATAACGTACGAAACAAAAGTACCATCTCTAGTTTGTTTTACTATAAGATTTTGTTGCATGAGTTTGGCGGATTCTTTTGTCCCATCCATTGTATTGAACTCTAATTGATCTATATTATTTTTAATCTCCCACTGGCGGATATCGTTCCAGTAGTTTTTTTCTTGTATAACGCCAATAATCTGATCTGTTTTATAGTCCACAATGTGTAATAGATTATTTGCTTTACTCATCTATAACGCTCCCTATATGTGACATCTACCTGTCCAATGTTGTTTGGGAATATTTCGATTTCATTTTTTCCTTTTTCGACACGTATATAGTCACTCAAAAAATCCTTTATATTAATTGCATCTGCTCCATTAATACGTATACTTGCATCCGATGAATCGATTTCTACAAGATCACCTTTTTGAACAATGTAAGGTATTTGGCGTTCTGTATTGCTATTTACCTTTTGCACTTTAATATCATGCACAGCTGCAGTTAATGATGGTGCATCATTAAACGAACATATATGCACAACAATTTGAGCTACCTTTTTCATAAAGCTATTGCCCGTATCCCACCATTGGGCGAATTTTTCTGTATGGTAATTTCCTTTTTCATCAAGCAAGGCAATATCACCTTGCCAATAGTTCCCTACTCGTGCAATGTGTAGACGTCCATAAAAATTATTCCAAGTTGAACGATAATAACCGGTTTCCGCTATAATCAGATGATTGTAGTCACCGTTTCCTGCCATAACTTCACCAAAATTTTCGCTCGAATTTCTATATGCATCAAACATACCCACTTTTCCAACTACAACGCTGCTTTCATCTAATAAATAAAGTTCTACACGTCCCATAGTTGCAGGGTTTAAGTTTCGGCATTCAACTATTGCATCAAGCGTGAAGTCTTGTAGTGGTCCACCCGTAATACTTCTTTTCACCGCTGGCCCGTGCCAAAATTGCCCTTGACCGTAATCGGATGGCATGATACGTGCACCATCCGCTATCATTTTTCCTGCTACAATTCCGTAATCAGAAACAAAATCTTTCCCCACTTCCGTCCAACCGACTAGAGAATTCGCCTTATCATGCATAACCAATTCATACCGACTTATTGGTGTTTCATCTACCTTAACTGGATATCCTATACGAAAATGTTGATCTCCATTTTTATTTATAATATCGATGAATGTGGAAGGGTTCTCTATCTGTATCTTGAAATTTGGTTCTGAAAATACACTTCCTTCATTCAAAACATCCATTTTAATAATATTATTTGATTCTAGTTTTGCTTTTGCATTTCGAATTGGTCCTAATTTATAAGGCATTGGACAAATGAATGTAACTACACCTTTTCCTCGGTTTATTAATTCCTCTGCATCAAAAGCCCCATCTATAGTAGCTAAATAGGTGCGATCTGGTTCATCGTCAAAAATAAGTTCACACTCCTGGTCAGTAATTAACCAAGCCGCTAAATCTTCTTTAACTTTTTGTAAATCAGCAATATTTTTCGCTTTAACAATAAGAGGCACGTCAATTTGACGTGCCTCTACTTCAGTATTTAACAATCTTGCTCCAGGATATCCTGGGACGTTTAAGAAATTGCGTTTGATAGGTGCCCAAGCAGGCCTTTTACGACCTCTAGGCATTAAAATATAATCTTTTCTTTGATTATTAAATGTAAAGCTTTGATATTCCCCCATGAGCACCCTCCTTAAAATTGCTTTCTTCGTTCTTTTTCTCGTTCTTGAATTTCTGTAGTATATGGCGCAGTTACTTTTGCAACCTCTCTTCCATCCATTAAAGATGTAAGATTAACCGTTAAGTTAATTTCTCTATTGTTATGAACAGCAGGTTGCGCTGTGGTAATTACTCGATTTAAATTCGGCATATTCGCTGATAAAGCAGGGACTTTGTTATCAAGACTATATAAAAATTGTTCAGATAAATTGTTTTGTGCCTTAGACAAGGCTCTATTAATTGAATCTGTTGCGATATCAAGATTAATATTACTAGTAATCTTTTGTCCTAATGAATCTTTAACATTATCCATTACATTCATAATCTTATTACCAAACGATTCAAATCGTTGTACGGTTTGATCTCCCATATTAGAGATATTGCTAAATACAGACTGTAAGAAATTATCTTTATTTGAATCTAAATTCATATTACTATAGAAATCTTTAAAAATTTGTTCCCTAAACCCAGCAACTTTTTTACCTATTTCTAGCCACTTTTCTGATTCCACAAATTCCTCTTCTAATATTCCCTGAAGCGGATTCCCACTCTCTAACACACTGCGAATATAGCGAGCAACAGGATTGTTTTCACTCATACCACTGTTAACATCATAACCTTCAAGTTCTTTACCTACTGCTTTTAATGCATCCCTCATGTCAACTGGTAAGTGTGTAATCCAGTCATTAAGATAGTCACCATCTTCAAATATAGCTTCAAAATATTTAGAAAGGGGATTGTTTTTCATCATTCCAGACAAATTATCATTGTTAAAACGATTAATTATGTTCTCTAAAGCGTTAAATGATGCTTGAGCCATACGTTGAGCAGATTCGATTACTATGTTCTTAGAACTATCAATTCCACCTGCAAAACCAGTACCAAAGTGGAAACCAATTTCCCGTTTAACCTTACGCGATGGTGAACGAACTTCTAGCCATCTTTGTGCAGCTGTAAAAGCAGTTGAAGCTAAGGCTTCTGCAGCACTTCGAGCAATACCTTTACCGCTACTAATACCCTTCGAGAAGCCAGATGCAAAATGTGATCCTATACTAAACGTATCTGACCCTTTCAATCCAGATTCACCTGATGAGGATACTTCGCTACCTGCTGATTGTGCATTTCCTCTTTGAGAACCTAAACCTCTAGCGAATCCACTACCGCCTTTTACCCCAAATGGATCACCGTTAATAGTATTAAATCCTTGTTCAGCTGCTCCTGCATTGCCCTCGGCGTTATTTTTGGCGTTACCTCTTTGTGAACCAACCCCACGAGCAAAATCATTACCGCCTTTTAATCCAAATGGATCACCGTTAATAGTATTAAATCCTTGCTCAGCTGCTTTTGCATTGCCCTGGGCATCGCCTCTAGCATATTCTCGTTGCGAACGAATACCAGAAGCGAAATCAATACCGCCTTTATTACCTGACGGTGAACCATTAACAGTATTGAATCCTTCATGGGCAGCTGCTACACTGTCGAGGGCACTTCCCTTAATATACCCTCTTTGAGACATAATGCCGTCTCCCATTTCTTGTCCTGCCTTATTACCACCGCCATTATCGGTTGTTTCACCAAGAATAGTACCGACACTAAATTTCTTCTCTGTAGCAGCTTGTTCTGGTGCTGTATTCCCTGCAATACCATTAGCTTGCGTCTGACTTATATCCATTCCCACTTGCGTTAAATCTAACTTTGCTCCATTTTCAACTAAAAGCGCTATAGCTTTGGCAGCTAATTCAGCATTAATAGATCCGTTTTGCATGCCTTGTACAAGCGTTTGTACATTAAATTGTCCTGCTTCTCCTAGATCAACCTGGACATTACTCTTAATATCAAGCCCCATAGTTTGCGCTACTTGAGGCAGTGTTAATGCCCCAATTTGCATTCCATTAATGAGAGTTTGAATGTTGTTCTGTCCCTCTGCTGTAGCATCAATCTTCATTCCACTCTTAACTGTCTGTTGGAAGAATTGGAATACTGTATCAAAGGACAATGTCCCGTTTTGAAGTCCAGTAATCCATGAATCTATCGTCATCTTCCCGTAGATTCCAAGATCAATCGTGGTATCACTTTGCATATTTTTACTTAGGAATTCTCTTACTACACCGGTATCCTTAGTTTTGATACCCTCAATCCATTTTTGCATGGATTCAATACCGCTTTGTGATAGGTCTACTTTATAAACATCTTTTAATTTATTAACGTTTGCAGTTGCTACTGAAGTGCTATCAAGTTCACCTTTTTTCAGCTTGTCTAAGAAAGTATCTATCGTATATTGTCCTGCAGGTCCTAGATCAATCTTCATTTTCCCATCGATTTCTCTTGCCATTGATTCAGCCAAAAGTCGGGAAGATTCTGTTCCTTTCTGCAACTCACCAACGTACATTCCTATACTTTCAATCTTTGATTTTCCATACTGCAGTTCAAACTTTAATAATTTTTCTTTATGATCTTTTTCTGCTTTTTCTTGGTCACTATTAAAACGATTAGATACCTCTTCATATGTTTCTTTCCCGAAAAGATAGGCTTTTGTTTTCTCTGCCCACCCCTTCTTTTCTGCCTCTATCTTATTAGCGTTTGCAAAAACAAGAGAAGCATCTTCTGCTTTTAAATGTTCTTCTAACTTTTTAAATGCATCTCCTCGTATGGTTTGTAGATCGGATACATGTTTTGATTCATAAAGTGCAATAGCATCTAAGGTAGCTTTTCTTTCTTCAGGCTTTATTTCACCTAATTTAAAGGCCTTCTCTACATTGTCACGCCAGCCTTTTGTCTGCTTCTCTAAAGATTTCACACCATCGTCATATACTTTAATGATACTTTCGAACCGCTTCCTACCTGCGTCTACGGATAACATGCCGCCAGATTCTATTTCTTTTGAAATAGATGTAATTTCTTTGGCCTTCGAATAAAATTGTTGAACATTTTTGTCAGCCACTTGTAAAGCCTGGTCAAACTTTTGGGCAAAATCTTGCGGCATTTTCATAGTATCGCCGTGATACTTCTTAATGCCTTCTTCTAGAATCTTTTCAGCTTGTGTAGCAACTTCAATTTCTTTATTAATCGATTCAATAATATTATTTTTGACCTGCTCCAGAGATTCTTTTGCACCTTCGGGAACAGTTCCCATCAGCTGACTAAACATTTTATTAAATTCGCTTTTCTTACCTTCTAGTTCTTTTACGACCTCATTTGTCATTCGTTGGAATGCTTTAATTGTCTCATCAGCTGCTTTATTTGCTTCTTCACCTGTTTTCAGTTTCAAATCGATCATGCTATTTATAGCTTTATCTTTTAAATCGATATATGCTCCTGCAGCTTTACGTGTACCTTCACTTACGGCACCACCAAATTTCTCATAATCAGAAGTTGCTTGTTTAGAATCATTAGAGAATTTTAGCGCTGCCGCTCCCAATAATCCTAGAGCTGCTACTGCACCTGTAATAGCTAAAGCAACAGGATTAGCTAATAACGCTCCTAAAGCTAGAGAAATTATCCCGATTACACCCGCTACTCCTGTTAGTGCAACAACTAATAGCCCTGAACCTGCAATAGTTTCCTGTGTAGACTTGTCTAAGCTATTGTACCAATCGACTAACGTTTGAAATACAGATACTAGCGTCCGAACAGTCGGTAATAATGCATCCCCAACCGTTTTCTTTAAAGTGTCATATGCACCGGATAACTGTTCGATTTGTCCTTTTGTTGTTTCCATTTTAGTTGTGGCCACATCTAACGCAGTAACCTTGGACATTTCACTATACATATTTTTAATTCCATCGGCGCCCTCTTTGTATAAGATATTCGCGCCACGAATTGCATCTGATCCAAACAACGTATATAGATATGATTGTCTTTGTTCTGCTGTAAGTCCTTGCATAGCCATTTGAACAACTTCTGCAATATCAGCCATTCCTTTTAAATTACCATTAGCATCAAAGAATGCATTATGCATAATTCCTGTACTAAACGTTAACTTTTGGAATGCTTTTTCAGCTTTTTCAGAACCTACTTTAGCCTTTTCCTGCTTAGCTGCATATTGTTGTAAAGAACCTATTACATCTTGATATGAATTAGAAGCAGGTTTAACACCTTGCTCACTTAAAAACTGCATCGCTTTCCCTGTATCAAATGAAATCAGCCCTAATTCGCTGAATAACTCATACGCTTCTTTAGATTTAGGGATTAAGTTGGCTAGCATCGTTTTTAAAGACGTACCCGCATCCGATCCGCGAAGCCCGTTTTGGGCAAATAACGCTAATGCGGTACTTGTATCTTTGAAACTTAACCCAACACCAGCTGCTACTGCCGAAACCATAGACAAGCCGTATTGCATTTCCCTAACGTTAGTTGCAGATGCGTTTGCAGCACCGGCTAATAGATTGGCTGCATCGGTTACAGATAAATTGTCCGCTTTAAAAGCATTAAGAGCAGTAGAAGCAATTTGGGCTGCATCACCTAAGTCTAATTCACCTGCAGTAGCAAGGTTGAGGGCTCCTTCAAGGCCACCATTTATAATATCGGTAAGAGATACACCTGCTTTAATTAACTCTTCTATACCCTTCCCTGCTTCAACAGAAGAATATTTTGTATCTTCCCCGTACTTTACTGCTAATTGAGATAGTGTATCCATAGTATCTGCAGTTGCACCTGAAACGGCTTTAATATTTGCCATCTGCTGTTCGAAATTCATCGATTCTTCAACTGCTGATTTTAAGAATCTACCTAATCCATATGTTGCAGCTCCAAATGTTGTAGTCATAGTCATGCCGAAATCTTGCATTCTATGACCCCAACCTTCCATTCCGTTAGTAAAACGTCCTAACATACTGGTTTGTTGGTTTATTTGGGTTTGAGCATTGGCCATACTCTGATCTAATCTATTAATTTCAGTTGTCGTACGATGAATCTGTTCAGCATAACGTTGGGTTGATTGAGCATTTGTACCTTCTGCAGCAGCAGCGGCTTGATGTTGCGCACGTAATTGCTCCAACTTTGTCCGATATTGTTCAGTTAGGTTACGCATGATCTCCATTCTGCCGCGTAACTGTTCGGTACTATTCGCAAATCCGCCCATACCTGTAGATGCCGATTGGAGTTGTGCAGTTAATACGCGTATCTTACCATCTAATTCATTAAATGCTGCTCCGGATTGTTTCACTTTACCGCTCGTGTTATTCAAAACGTTCTGCATCTGCTGTAATTGTTGTGTTAGGCTATTCGGAATTAGCTGTCCTTTGCTAGCATTAGATATTTTATTAAATACAGATGTAGCTTTCGATTCAAGTTGATTCAACTGATTAATTATATTTGCTGTTTGTTGCTGTGTTTGACTAGATAAAGTCTTTAGAGGATCTGAATTTTTTGCTGTTTGTTCTAAACGTTTGAGCCCATTTTCGACAAAACGGAAAAAGGATTCATAGTCTCTTCTTGCTTGTGAAGAATCTGACTGAATCTGTATAGTTGTTTTCCCTACATTGCTCACATATTATCCTCCTTCCCTCGAATATAAAAAGGCTAAAACCTAAGACGATTGAGAATCATCTTTTGGTTTTAGCCACCACTGTGTTTTATCATACTGATCTTGTTGTTTTTGAACCTCGTGATTCTCTAGCTGTTGTATGCTAGATTGCTCAATCGCTTCTTCAAGAGTAGGAGGAAGAATTGCGTTTGTATTTTGTCCATCACCAAACAACTTATCCACTATGATTAGAAGCCCCTGAACTTGTCCATTTACGCTTTGAACATGATTGTTATACTTTTCATATGCAACCTGCTCCCCCTTACGTCTTAGCCACGAAAGGGAACGTTTAAATACATATTCCTCACTATATCCATAGTAAGAAGATACAATTTCGACTTGTTCAATTAGCGATTCTATGAATCCTGTCCAGGTTGTTGTGGAATTTCCACCTGTTGTACTGGAAACATCTGATTCAGTAGCGCTCCGAAGTCTGGAAGTTCCTTCTTGAACATTGTCTTCGTTAGCTTCTGAATTTTGGAATAGAGCTTTCCCATATCAGTTTTCTCCGCATACTCAATAAAAATATCTAGTGTTTCCTCAGGAGAAAATTTTAACGCCTCTTGCGGAGTGATACCTAATAAAATAGCTTGAATGTTTACTAGCTTTTCCTCTTCTAACGTAGAAAGGATTGTAGCAGTCTTTGCCCAGGTACTTAAATCATCCTGAGTCATAGTGCCTCGAATATGCTCCCACATGCTAAACCCTTCGACTCCAATATAAGTAACAATCTTAATAATTTTCCCTGTAGTTAGCTTGGGCAGCTTCATCTGCTGCCCATTATCTAACGTAATTCCTCCAATATAATTATCAAGATCAATTCCATCTAAAATACTTTTCATATCTTTCATTCATTCTTCCTCCTAATCTCTTGCAAGCTATTAAATCACTTGCTCAATTTCATAAAATACATTTTCATTCGTTGGTACTCCACTCTCTGCAAAAGCTTTAAACGCAAGTGGAATAGCGTATTTCTCTTTTCCCTTTGTAATTTCTTTAGACTCTCCCGATACTTTAACACGGCGGAAAATAACAACTGCTAGAGCACCTGTTTTTTCATTGCGAGTAATTAAAGCAGCAGATAATACAGGAGCCTCTGAAACTGTACCAAACCCGATATATTTAGTTCCTAATGCTGTGATAGGCGTTACATCTGCATCAGCACTAATAGCTGTAGAAATGCCTGTATCGATTGTTATAGATGCCCCAGTAACAGCAACGACTTTTTTGGTTTCTGAACCAATACGTAAATATCCACCAATTTTAAAATCTTGTCCTGCTGTTGTCGCTAAAGTAATTATTGTTGCACCAATACCTAATTCTCCTTTTGTTTTAGCAGCAGTTCCGTATTTAGGAGCACTTTGAATAATTTGACCACCAATTAAAGCAAGTTGTCTGTTCTCGATTGTATATTCCATTAACTGCGTAGATAAATCATGTGACCATTTTGTAATAGTTGTTTCAACTGGCCCCTGAAATTGATCTACTTCAATTTCCTCTTCATCGTAACTACGACCAACTTTAAATCCTTCTTTAGTAGCTCCAACATCTTTCCATCCAGCAGTAAGTATATAGGTTGTTGGATCGATAAGTTCTTCAATTGTTTTAGGTAATTTCGTACCATATGGAGCAGTAACTAAACGTCCTGCACCACCGATAATATTATTAGGATTGACTGGGAATAAATCTGCCATTATTTTGTTACCTCCTTAAAGTTCCAAGTAGCTTCATGTAAAAGTAATTCTGCTTCTTGTTCGGAAACATCTTCTCCTACAATCAACTCTTTATTTTTGTGAATAACTAAATCATCACGAAATACTAAAGAAACAGCTCCATTCCCCTCTGCCGGTCCTTCACAGAGTAAAATGCGCTGCTTCTTTTTTGACGTATTATCTTTTTCTGAACCCGTTGTTACTTCATCTGTAATTTTCTTTTGCGTCATGCTATCCCTTCTTTCTACGATCCAAGGTGTTCTAAATTCATATAACACCAAGCCTCTTCTTTATTAGATTCTCTATCAGTAAAGGGCACGGGATTACTCGTTCTCTCACACCAGATCACTTGCAAGCCTTTTACATCTGAAATGTACTTTTCTAATGTATTCATAGCTGCAATAGCTAAATTCATAGCTACAATATCATCATTCTCTGAACGTGCAATCAGCTGTAAACGAGTGTATCCATTCCCACCTGCTGGCCTTATGCAAACGGACGGATATTCCGCATCTTCAGGGAACTTATTGCCGTAGCATAAAACGTTGTGCTCTAATAACAACTGACAAATAGGCGGTATCGGGTTTATATAATCCATGTTTCATCACCTATCGTGTAATTATTTTTATAATTTCTTTTGAAGCAGCGTCATGCATATCAGGCTCTGCATTATCTAATCCACGAGCAATAATGTTATATCGTCTTTCTACAAAGTGAGCGTAGTCAACTGCAGTTCCAGTTTCTAAATTAGTTGTATCACGTGTTTCAGATAAAACATTCACTATATCCCCATCAGATGGAGATATTTTTCCTCTACCTGTTTTATTAACAGCAGGAAAATCTGTTCTTTCACTAATAGAGTTAATGAATCTGGACGAATCAACGTGATCTTCATCTGCTGTTATTCTTTTTGCTTCATTTGCAAAAGGTTTTCTCGCTGCTTCCACCGCTGCTTTACGAGCCTGCTTTAACTGCGCTTCCATCATAGGAAGATTGAAAGAGTTATGAGCTTGGATTTTTATCATTTCTTCTGCACCTGGTCTAATTCCATTTCATAATGATGTAACTTTTTACGGCCATATACAGGCTTTTTTTCAGGAATATCAAAAACACCAGACAATATTGTAATATCATCTAGTGTCTTAACATCCTTAATCTGCTTCGCCTCTGCTACATCTATAGAAGGAAGTGTAAATAAAACATTCTGTTCGATTGTATCAACGCTTTTATCCGTCTTTACTACTTTCTTTCGAATGGTATCAAAGAAGCATGGCACATCTGGTATTTCCTTATCTTCGTATTTATTACGGTTGTATTCGTCCTTACCAACTAGCACACCTTTTTTAATCAGTGTGCAGCGATGAATCAACATTCTCTTAAATGCTCTTGTACTCATAATTAAATACTCCGTAGACGCATACGCGCTGTTCCATTGCTTTGCTTCTCTTTAATCCATACAGAAAGTAAAGACGTAACGTTCGGTTTAATAAATCCTGTACTTTGATACAGGCCATTCCCCGCCTTTTCAGATTGCCGTTGATATGAGTAATTACCAATACGCTCAGATTGCATTTGTTCAAGTGCTGCTTCATCAGAATTAACCAGGGCATAATATTGCGCCAATTTTAAACATGCAATCTCAACAACTTCTGGTACTTTTGGAAACTGCTCTTTATCTTCAAAGTTTACTAATGTTAAAGTGAAAATCTCGTTTTGTGCTTCTACTATATCCATTAGAAGCAGCTTCGAATCACGTTCTTTAATATCGTCAATAATCGTGTATTCAAGTAGTTGCTGTGGAGTAATAATCGGCATACCTATCACTCCTGTTCGTTTTGCTTTTGCAGTTGCAAGATTAACTCAATACGTTCTTTTTCGTTTTTTGTTTCCTGGATAAAATCGCCCGCAGTGAGCGAACTGATAATATCCTCTTGATCGGTTTTATTAAGCTTCTTTAACTCTATTTCTGTATATTTTTCCCCATTAGAAAAGGAAGGTGCCTCCGCTGCTTCACCTTCCCTTACTTCGAACATATGATTGTCGCTTAAATACTCATACACTGGCTTATCTACAGATTGCTCTATACCATCTAGAAAGTTATGGCCCATGACATTATATGTCTTTCCACCTACTAATTTAGCAAAATACAAGATTACTCACCTCACTCTTTTACATTGATGATCTTCGCTACTGCATCCTCTTCCTCAAACTTAGTATCTACTTTTGCCGTTAATACAATAATAAATTTACGACCACGAATATCTTTATCCACTTCGATACTAATTTGTCGGCTCATACCCAGTAAAATATTTTTCGGATGAGTTAAAATAATATCTGACACTACAGTTTCTGCACTTGTATATGGTTGCATCATTGCGATACCTTTGACTGGAACACCATATGCAGAAGGTAATCCACCATTAATAGCAGCATCCCCTAATGCAGTCTGACGATTTGACATACTATCAAGATATTCAACTTCAATACCTTGTGATGTGTAGAATCTCCAATCATTCTTATTACGAATATACTTTGCAGGTAATGCTTTATAGCCAGATTTAAATACTTCTTTTGCAAAAACACCAGCCTTGTGATCTACAATATGAGATTTAGATTGCTTACGCAGACCGTTTAATAAGGATAAGTATGGATCTGTTGAACTTGTATCACCATTAATAATTAATTCTTCTAAATCAAGAGCAGCACGTTCTGCAATCATCTGCATGATTGTTTCTTTCAGCTTACCTTTTTCAATGTTATTTTCTAATGTATCGTAAGTGATATTAATTTCAGCAATAACCTCTTTTGTTTCTAGCTTAACCGTACCTGTTGTTGGTACAGATAAATCTTTATCCGCTAGTGGTTTTCCTTCTTCACCAGGTCGCAAAATACGAGAACCAAATCCTAACTTTTCAACTTTTCTAGAATCAGATTCCATTGGAACAAAGCGAGAGTCTTTTAAAATAGTTGGAGCATTTTGTACCATACGTAAAAATGCATTAGCCTGTTCCGTATTCAATCTACCTCCTGTCGCTAAATCTGATAGTGACATTGCCGCTTTTTCAATAATAGCTGTATTAGATAATAAATTTGTCATTCAATATTCCTCCTAAAATTTTAATGTATTAAAGTACGCCATCCCATAAAGAACCAGATTTTTCAATAGGCTCTTCTTTCTTTTCTGCTTGTTTTGTAATACCTCGTGCAGACTCTACAGTTACTAGACGCTTTTCAATCGGCTCTAATGCCTTTGTCATAGCTACAGATACCGCTTTTACAATATCATCCTGTGTTTGTGGTTCCTCTTCTTGATTCGCTTTCTCTAACGCTTCCAAACGTTCATTAATTGGTGCTACAGCATCCTGTACAGCTTTTGTGATATCTTCAATTTTCAATTCGTTGTCCTCCTTATCGCTTACGCGGTCAATAATATTTTGTAATGCTGATTTTGCGGTTTCTATATCTGCCATAGTAGCAGCACTTACTTTTTTACCTGCTTTTTCAATTTCTTCTGTAAGAGTAGCAGCAGGTTTATTTTCTAAAGCTTGTGCAATTGCCACATCCCCACCATCTCGAATTTCTTGAATGATCTCTGAAAAATCTTGAATGGCAGTAAGTAAACGTTCAAAATCAACTGCTTCGTTTGTATAGTTATCCCATCTGGAACCCCAGTAAGCATTCTCTAAACTATCCCAAGCAGCCCATACGTTACGTTTTTGTTGATTCCTTACATAGTTATCTCTTACCTCACCTTTTTCAATAGCAGCTGAATTTTCACCATTAAAAAAAGCCTTCATATGATTCATGAAAGACTTAACGACACCTGTTTCCGATTTAGAAACCGCTTCTTGCTCTTCTACTTCTGCGATTCCAGCCATACTATAGCCAGTGATATCACCATTTTGTATTTGTTCCCATACTTCATCAGTAGCTTTTGTAGCAATAACCCAAGAACCTTTTGTTATTGTTTGGCCATTAATTTCAAAATCTCCTGGCGCAATATAACTTTCTACTAATTCTCCTGCACCTGGTACGAAATCATGTTGCTTATCAATATCACGTGAATCTTTCAAAAATGCATGTGCAGCTTTTTCAATTTCTTCTGCAGTCATGAAGTCTTGGTGTGCATCTTCAATACCTGGTTCATATACCACACCATATACAAGTTTTTTAGGATCATCTGCTTTAGTTAATAGCTGTATGTCCTTTTTGAATGTGGGTTTCTTTTCTGATTTTGTGAAGAAAAACTGTTTCTTATTTGCAGCTTTGTCTACATAAGAAACATGAGTAATCTTTGCATTTTTAAGTTCTCGTACTGTCAATTCATTCACCTCCTTTCAAATTTAACTGGTTATTTAACTCTTTAAATCCACTCATTTAGACATCCCCTTTCTTATCTTCCACCAAAAACGAATATCCTCTTTAAATGTATACAGGGCTTTAATAATGTTTTAAGTCTGTTACAGTATTACGGTGTGCAATTGAATCAGCATTAACTGCAATTCTTGTTTGAGGAAATCCGGAAAATTTATTAGTTAATCTCTCCAACTTCTCTAATGCAGCCACACATTCATTAGCGGCTTCCGTTACTTCCTTCATTTGGTTTAATGCTTCAGGTGTATCAGCATCGATATTAATCTTTAATTTGTTATTAGCCATTTTGTGAATCATCCCTTTCAATTAAATGTTCAAGACCTTCTAACGATTCATTACCATTCACATAGATTGTAATTTTTTTTAGAATTGCAATTACATCATCTAATGTTTGGATTTTATTCGGATCAATCTTATATTGATTTAAAGATTTAAGTGTTATTGTTTCACCTTCCATAATTCATCCTCCTCACTTTTTATCAACAATATCCACCGATTTATTTAAAAAATCCTGTCGTAAGGATTCTTTATCCTTCTTGCTCATACGGATAGTCTCATCATTAATAACTGGAACAGCCACGCATTGGCAGTTCCTCCTTTCTTTTGGTGAAAGGTTCGCATCACGTGGATACCTGCAAGTTTCAGAAGAACCTGCAATATGAAAGACCTCATCAACTGGTACAATTGTTCCGCTCATTTGTATATGATTTTGTCTAGGGTGCTTAGTACCTGCAGTGTGTAACCATTTCTTCTTTTCTACAGCAGGGCTCTGCAAATAACTCTCCTGCTGTCCCATAGAAAATGCTGTTAATATTTCATCTATTGCTATGTTGGCCGCTCTTCTTCTTTCAAATACTGATAATCCCTTTATTACAATTAGCACTGCAGCGATAGTTTTACCTTCATCTGCAGCAGATGTTACTTCTTTTTCTAACGCTTTTGACGTAGTTTCGTTCATGTATATTGCCAGTTGGTTACTCCATTCTGAAATGTCTTGTTCGGTACCTGAGGACATTTCCTCGAATGGAATATCCGAATCAATAGCATCCATAATAATCGCTGACATAAGCGATACAACTGCTATAAACGTTTCATTGGTAAGTGATTGCATCTTTTCAATAAACTTATCATTGGCAAATAGATCATCTATTAAATAAGAGAGCAGTTCTTCATCTACTATGTCATCTTTCTCGCCATATGCTTTAATAGCATCCACATAGTATTTCTTCTGCTCTCTTAGTAATTTAGCTATTTTCTTTTCAAATTCATCTATAAACGATTGCAATTCATCTGCCCCTGGTAAATCATCCGGCAGATCATCCGCTATATCTTCCTCATTCTCTTTTAAAATGAGATTAATTGATTTCATTAGCCGCTCTGTTACATTCAAAATACCAGAACCTCCCTATATTTCTTTTTCTTCTATATAGTCTTGAAGGTTTTTTAACACATCTAGTATTTCTTTATTCATTGATTTTTCAATAGGAACTTGTGTTAAGCTTGGGCCTATATTTAAAGGTGAAGCAGCCTTATTTGTTCCAGCAATTAGTTGGAACGGTTTATCATCTGCTCCCTCATATAATAACGGTTCTAATTCCTTGCCTAGAATTTCCCCTGCAAGATCACGTAAATCATTAGGAACAACCCCACCACCTGCAATAATAGGAGCAATAGCCTTCGCTTTTTCTGTTGGATCACTTGCTCGTGGACCTTTAAGACCTATAGAGACATAGTGCAATTCAAGAGATTGACAGAATGCAGTTGTTAACTTACCTGCTACAACATTGCGTTGCGGCATAAACACTTGTTCCTCAGTTACTTGTTTAGCCGTTTCTGCAGTAGCTTTGTTATAGTCCTGTGATTCACCTGTATATAGTGGAGGCAGTCGAAATGCAGACCTTAATTTATCTCTAGTCTTTATATCGTATTCCAAGAACAATGCGTCTTGTTGTAGCATTTCTGCCAGAGACTTTATTTGCACCTTAACGGGTGTCACATCATCTTCACCCTGCATTTTCTTTTGATCTAGACCTTCTGCTTCAAGTAAAAGGAACTTATGAGCGTTGCCTACACCTTGTATATCTTTCATATATTCTTGAACTTGGTCAAAAGACTGTTCGGTCAATTGACCATTTTCAACAACGATAGCAGCCGGTACGTGTCGCCCTTGCTTAAAGTAATAGTAGTTTAATTCCTCAGCCTTTCTAGCTCCGTATAACGAAAGGATGTGTCCTAAATAACGCGGTTTACCATATGCACCAGGACCAATTTTAAAATGAATAACTTCATTTGCTTCATCTGCTCCATTATGTGCATCCGTAAACTCTCCGGTTGTACTGTTCATAAAACGTGGATCGCCGTATTCTTTAAAATATACCTTTTCCGTTCCACGAATTTGTACAAATCGTCGAAACATTTTAGGTGCATTTGCAACAACAGGCTTATTCTCTACCATCACTACATACTTAACTTCTACTGGTTCAGTATATGTGGTGACTCTTACATCTTCACAATCCATATAGTCAATAGAGCACGGTTCACCTTTACCATCCCGTAATACTTCTAAATATCCATTTCCAGTCTTTTCTCGATCTTCAAGAGACCACTTCACCAGTGTTTCTGGTATTTCATCAAAGCTAAGATATTTTAAAAAGAATCGCAATCTTTCCCACTCTACATCTGCTTTCTTTTGAATATCTGGTTTAGCAGCTCTGTAATCAATTGCATACTGCGGAACCAATCCAAAACAAGAAATATTTGTTGTGTATGCATCAATACACTGCTGCAGAATCGAAGAATATTCCGCAATTTCTTTTAGCTCTTTCAAGTTATATGGCGGTTGTAGAATCCCAGCTTCCTCATATAAACCTTCAAATGGATCTTTGTATATTTGCTTAGTTGTAGCAGTAGCGCCTTCCGCTTTTACAACCTGCACTTTCATTTTATTTGACATTGTTATCTCCCTCCTTTCACTTTCTCTGACGTTGTGGACGTTGTGTACGGTCACGTTTCTTCAAGTACAACGGAGCAAATGCCATCACGACGGATTCAGCTCTATCCGGAGATTTCAATCCCCTATCTTTCATTGACTTCTTACTCTCAATCTGTATACGACCATCGCTTGTAATTGAATATCTACGAACAGATAATTGCGCTATTAAATCATCATCGCTCGGTAACTGAACGTAATCTAAGCAATTATCCCTAAAGTGGCCATACATCAAACTGACAATGCCAGCGTAATCAGCATTACCTTTAGATGCGAAATTAATTGGTATCACATCGATTGGATAATCATTTTCTGCAACGACTTCTCTCAATCTATCGGTTACCCCACCACCTACCCCAGTATCATCTATCCGTACTGGAATACGCTTTTCCATCTTCTTACACCATTCAAAATACTTTTTAGCCTCTTGAATAATCAATCCCGTTACATACATGGTGTCTCTTTGATGATGTATTTGTAGTGGTAGCACCTTCCAACCTCTTCTAGTTGCAATTACCGTTTCGTCTGATCCAAAGCGCGCCACATCGCAAGATATTTCTACAACTGCAGTATCAGGTATGATTTCTTTTACAACTGAATCTTCTACATCTTCTATGATTTCAACCTTATATGGTTCTCTCATTCGCGCTGCTTCAGCATTCTCTAAAGGAATAAATGCATCTGCTTCCCCGCGCGGAAATTCACCTTCTACACGAACACGGTATACATCTGAACCGTCTCCATACTTCTTTTTGAGCATTTCGATATTCTCTTTGCTCGTCCTTGGAGAATCCATACTAGATACTTTGTGCGATTTATACATAGAACGGTCTTTATTATGAGAATCAAAAAAGACCCCACTAGTTTTAGTCGGGTTACCACACATAAATAATTTGTTTTCTGCACCAGAAAGAGTACCTAGTATAGCTTCCATAATATCATCTGCTATACCAGATGCCTCATCAGCAATGAATAGCATGTAATCTTCATGGAAACCTTGCATATTTTCAGGTCGAGTTGCCGTTTTTGCAGTAGCAAACCAACGATCTTCATAACCTCTCATGTAAATCTTTGTTTTCGTCCATTTGAGCAGGTCCTTAATGTGGGAAGAATTTAACCATTTAGCAACTTCTGCCCATAGTACATCGTATAACTGCTGTTTGGTTGGAGCAGTACAAATAATTTTCGGATAAGGTCTACAACATAGAAACCACAAAATCACCCAGGACTCCATCGCTGTTTTTCCTACACCTTGTCCAGACCTAACTGAAACACGTGGATTTTCTGCTATATCTCGTAGCACATTCTTTTGCCAATCATCCGGCTCTACTTCAAGAATATCTTCTACAAAAGCAACTGGATCATCTACATATATTTCAAGGAGTTCTGAAATAATTTCCTGTAACATTTCTTCGTTTGCGGATACGTTATAAGGAATAGACATAACACTCTTCCTTCTACTACACGTAATTAATTTCTAGCAATACTAGCATTCGCCCACATAACTGCCTCTTCTAGTTTAGTAAGGGCTAATGATTTTTCACGGCTATTAGGACAATTACTGTCAATTAAATTAGCAAAATGTAAACCTTCATTTCTAATATCTTTAAATTTCTCTACCTGCCCCTCTTTTGGTGGGTGGTAACTAAAGTTATTCTTGATTTGTTCTTTCATATAAATCTTCCTTTCTAAAAATAATAATTGCGTGTAATTTATATTACACGCTATAATGTAGATAATACATAACATATCAATGCAGGTTTATCGATGGTACGTCTGCACTTATCTACCAAAAAATATTGCGTGTAATTAAAAGGGGTGTTTTTATGCATATACTAAATGAATTTATCGAACACATAAAAGATCAGGGTAAAAGTCCAGAAACGATTCGCGGCTATAAATACAAATTGCTCCACTTTGAAAAATGGTTAGGAGCAGTAGAAACTGATTTGTATTCTTTTTCCCGTTCCGACGTACAACAATATTTAGATGATCTAACTGCACAAAAGAAAAGTTCCGCTACTATTAACGGTCACTACGCTGCCATTAGATCATTTTCTCAGTTTGCTAATAAAACCGAATGCATTACAGATATTAGAATTGTTAAAGCTCCTAACTTATATCGTGAAGCACCTGTTGCTTTAGAACGAAAAGAAGTGCTTCGCATTATGAGAGAAGTTGATCGTAGTAAAAATAAAAGAGATAAAGCGATACTCCTAACATGTATCTATGCCGGAATACGTGTTGCCGAAATAGTGGCACTTGATATAGATGATATAAATTTTACTGAAAGACAAGGTACTATCCGTATTAGACAAGGTAAAGGGAACAAAGAACGTACCATACCTTTGCATAAAGAAGCACGCTATGCTATTACCGACTATTTAAAATCAAGAGAAAGCACAGCGGAAGCACTATTTTTAAGTAATAGACAGATTCGAATTAGCAAAAGAAGCGTTCAACAAATTTGTAATAAGTACGGTATCAATCCTCACAAATTCAGGCATACATTTGTTACAGATCTAGTAGATGCAGGAATTGACGATAAAACAATTCAAACTTTAACAGGTCACGAAAGTCCGGCAATGATAACTCGTTATCGCAGTGTTAGACCTGAAGACAAAGAAAATGCTATTGAGGCACTTTATAGAGATAGAGATTAAGCGATTAGGAGCCTTCCCTTTTCGCTTTTCTTTTTTTGAAAACTTCTTCCAAATTTGAGGCCCATGTCTTTGCCTGGTTTTGTTGTTCTCCTGATGCCCCTTTTTCTTTTTCCCACTTTTCTTCTAAAATAGTTAACTTTCTTTCTTCTATTTCTAGTTTTCGTGGAGTTATATTTGCTAGGGAATCTAACTTTTCTATGGCCTTTAACTTTTTGTCTTGAATACGTGTCAAGGCTTCCTCATGAGCTAATACCGCAGCTATTCTGTCACCTTCTGTTTCTTGAACAGACATTTCTACCATATCGAAATCTTTGACAATCATAGTTTTATACGAATTACTAGCCAAATCTTCTACCTGAATTTCTTTTTTTACAGGCTTTCTTTCTTTTATAGTCAATCTTTGCAGTGGTGTTAATCCTTCTCTTAACGCCTTAATCCGCTTCATAATAAACATTTCTCTGTACGCATATAGTTGAATAGCATCTATACATTCTTGTATTGGATCAATTTCTTCAATCTCTAATAATGCTTTTTCATCATCATCTAATGCATCACGCCACAAACTTCTATATTCGCCTGTCCTAACTGCATTACTATTTCTTACAGGAGCAGCACCGCCCTTATTACCTATGGCATTTTTGTTACCGATAGGAGCAGCACCACCTCTATTACCTGTGGCATTTTTATTACCGATTTGCCCGCCTTTTGATTTAGGAGCGTTCCTTTTGTTAATAGGAGCGCTCTTTTTTGAATTAGGAGCGTTCCCTTTCAACTCTTCTTCCCATTTATCCTGCGCTTTCCATTTTCGAATGGTACTAGCAGGGACTCCCATTTCTTTTGCAATATCTACTAATTTATTTTCATTACCGCTTTTTTCATTATCCAGCCATATTTTTTTTGCTTCATCTCGGCGTGGATCCCTTTGCCTAGCCATCTCTCATTTCACCACCTCCTAAATACCCTTTCGAGTTTGTGTTTGTTTCACCAAAAAAACTATCTAGAATCATTCTGTATTTTCGCTTCTTGTGACGTTACATAAGTCTGTAGCGACGTCGCAATATCATTCTTAGTAGATAAATCATTAATTTTACAACCAAGCTTTGTGAGGGATTCAAGAGCCTCGTTAGCGACTTCCGTAACTTCTTTTAAGGTTTCAATCGCTTCTTTTGCATCTACTTCAATTTTTACAGTTATACTTGCTGGTTGTACATTCAATGTATTTGATTGCATCCTATTCACTCCTTTTATAAGTCTTCATCGCGCAATTTCTGCTCCAATTCTAAAAGTTGCTCTAAATCACTCACTGATTTAAATTCTATCTTTCCATCACGTAAGCATTTATACCAATGTGCTATAGCAGATTGTACGACCTTTTTATAGTTCTCTCTATTTCCTTGCTCTGCCTCATATCGTTCTAATTGCTCTTGTAATAACTGCTGTTCTCCATTATCTGAACTAAAATGTTTAGTGTTTTTCATTGAAACAATCCCCGCTTCTGTATATTATAGAAACGAGATAGTGGCAACCAAAATATACGTGGCCACGTAACACCACTATCTCTGCGAGGATTGTTCCTTGTGTATATAAAAAAGAGGAGTAGGCAGATGGCGTCTGTTTACTCCTCTTTTTTTATTATTTAAACCATTGTAAATATACTTGCTCTGCTATTTTCTTTGTCATTACAGGCGGTACACTCATACCACATACATACACAGGATTAGCTGATCCAAAATCATAATCTTTCGGGAATGTTTGCATTTTAATAACATCTGCTTCCGAAATTTGAAACGGTTCATCATATCGAAGGTTAATCCCTCCAGCAGTTAATGTTGGTGGCACTTCATGATTTTTCACAAGCGTTGTATTAAAATTACTATCTTTCCCCTCCAGGCGCTTCGCAATATCACCCATATTTTTATCTGTTGGCTTTCTTTTTAACCATCTTCTATATGTCTTTGTGCGTGGATTTATAGGGCTTCCTGTGCCGCTTCGTATTTCACCATAAGTGATAGGTGTTTCATTAAAAGTTAATTTCAAATCTGGCCAATTTAAATCCATTCTACGAGCAACAAAAAATACTCGCTCTCTTCTTTGAGGAACACCCATTGTTGCTGCATTCAATTTAAACAGCTGCACATCATATCCAATATCTTTAAAACCTTGAATTACTTCTTTTACATATCCTCTAGCTTTACCTATAACCATTCCAGTCACATTTTCAGCAATAATAACTTTAGGTTTAAGTTTTTCGCCTACTGCAATAAATTCAAAGAACAACTCATCTAGCACTTGCTTTGCTTGTCCTTCTCGGAATGCCTTCTTTACACCCCATGCCTCTTCCCTTACTCCTGCAGTAGAAAATGATGAACATGGTGGCGAACCATCTAAAATATCAAGATCAAATAATTCTCCTGGTAACTCTTCACTAGGAATATCTTTAAACTCCCTTATATCCATACAATATGAATACTTAGGCTTATGATTTTTTTGATAAAGAGCAACCATCTGTGGATCAATGTCGCAGTTTCCTAATACAGTAAATCCTGCTAACTTATATCCCATAGTAGAGCCGCCTCCACACGCAAAGCAACTAAATACCTTTAGACCATTTTTCGGAACAAATTGTAAGTCTGCTAATTTCCAATCATACTCTTTTTTCATAACATGTACTCCTTAATCAAAATGGAATCCACATTTTGGACAAGTATGATTAAATTGATCTTCCGAAAACTCGTCTAAATTTAATTCTTGATTATCGCGAACCTTTGTTTCTCCGAATTCAATTTCTGCTTCTGCTTCAACTTTAAGAAAATCTTGTAATTCATCTTCATTAAAGCCGGTGAGGTTTAAGTCTGCTCCCATAGAATGCAGATCATTAAGTAGCTGCTCTAGCTTATAATCGTCCCAATCGCCTTCTACTTTATTTAAAGTGATATTCAATGTTTTCTCTTCAGCATCATCCAAGTCCACTACTGAAACATCTACTTCTTTTAATTGTTTTTCATTTACTAAGATTTTAAAACGTTGATGACCACCCACTAAATTTCCTGTTCTCTCATTCCATACAAGTGGCTGCACATAGCCAAACTTCTCAATTGATTGTTTTAATCTTTCATATTCTGCATCTCCCGGCTGTAAATCAATACGGGGATTATATGGTGCAGGATTAATTTTATCAATGTGTATCTTCCTGATTTCCATCTTATATCCTCCTAATAGTTTAACCTTCTATTTGCTTACGTAATTTCTGCATTTCACGAGTAATCCTTTTTTGAACCTTTGTGACTTGTTTCTGATCTCTACGAATTGCATCGTTTACGTAACACATAACATGCTCCGTTTTACAATGTGGGCACACATCATAACACTTCTCAATTCGCCCTGGAAGATTATCTACTTTAAGATCTTGTTCATAATCCTTAGTACAATCAGAGCAAACTACCGTAACAGCCATAAAATTCACGCTCCTTTATTTAAATCTGTACACAAATAAAAAGAGCGCTATTAATGTACAGCACCCTCGTTAATCTTTTATTCATTTTCTCCGGCGTTCCCACCCTACGCGTTCCAGCTGTCAGGAAAATATCCTGATACACTATCATTTCGGAGATACTAACCCGTATAGCCTTTGAGATTCTATATCTCTTTGGACCAACAATAATTATATTACTCAACAAATAGAGAAGAAGATTATTGGCCCAAAGAGAGACAAAAGCCCCTCTTTTCGTCAGTCGAAGATTCTGTTCTTAAAACGATGTAGATCAAATAGTTTCGTGAGTAATTCCTATAGAAAAAATCAATGAAATCAACATATTAAAAATATAGAGAGTTTTTCGAAACGCGATTCATTCATATAGCAACAACACTATTTAACCCTGGTAATCTAGTAACGATCCTATAATTCCCTGAATGGAGGTTGTAGACATTTAAGTAACGGCCGTTTAATCAAATGCTACGCGGTACAACCGTGTAATTTTGTACCGTTTGAGAGCAAGAGGTACTTTTTCCCGCTCTCATTCCGAAACAAAATATTGAGTGTAAAAAAAGAGCCTCATTTTAGAAGCTCTTTCTTACTGTTTGTACTCTCACGCATAATATAAGAATTAAAGGGGATGGGATGTAAGGGCGCCGAACATACGCCCTCCATATACTCTTTAAGAATACATTTTAATTAAAAGGTATATGGAGGGGTACGTTTGTAAATCCTCTCTCAATCAAAAGATAATCAAACGCACCTAATTAAATAAGCATCAAACGTAACGTTGTAGTAAGATATTTTTCTCTACAATAACATATTACCACATCCACAATGTATTCTTTAAGCATATTTTATGCTATTTATCTGCATTTTTACTGCAAATAAAAGCACTCCTGCTATTTCAGAGCGCTTTTATCCTTCTTCAAATACTTTAATTCACGTAAATGTATCGCTAACTTGTAAAACGCATCAGATTGAATATTATAAAATGTACGCTCTGACACATCCAAAAAATTTTCACTAATCTCTTTATCTATATAATCCTCAAAGTCGAGGTATTTTTTCACAATTAAAATTCGTTCTCTTTTATTTAATTTGTTTACCGCACGCATTATTTTACCCATAAAAGCCGTACGTCTAGCGTTATCTTCCATATTACGAATAACCGTATCTTCTGTGCTACTGTGAAAAGAGTTTGTAAATGTCGGTGGAGCAATATTATAACTGGGCGTTATTTTGGGTAAAGTCTCTTCTTCCATCTCGTACATGTACTCTTTATATTGGTATAGTTGCGCTTCAACTGCATCTTTTGTGGCCTCTCTATCAATCTCCTTTAATGCAGAAGAGATTGATTTCTTCTTTCTCGTTCTCGCTATCTTCCCAGGTTCTTTTACGCTCATATTCTAATATTGCTCCTTTCTAACTACTTAATTACATTAAATGTTTTCCCATTGCAGCGCGGATTATATGCTCCCATTAGATACTTAATATCACGCAATGTTAAATGTTCTCGTTTCTTACTCTGCTTTTTCTTTTTTCTATCTTTATTTACTGATCCTGCCTTCGAGTTCATGCAGCATACCTTCTTCCCTAGTTATTAGGTTTCTATTTATCTCGTGCTGCTGTACTTTCTTTTGATGTAGTATTTCTTTTTAAATGCTATTAATTGCGGGTATGTCCATCCCCACATTTCCATAATTGTATTTTCACTATTTCCTAACTGAATTAGCTTTTCAAAATCATCTTTTGTACGAGTTGGCCGCTCTCTTCTTATCCTGTTTAATTCTGCTTCATCTAAGGTGTATTCAATAACTTCTCCGTACATTTGATTTTCCGAATTAGCAAACCGTACCGGTCCAGTATGACGCTTTGGCTTTCTTGAAAATCTCCCCATTGTTTCCACCCTTACTTTTTGGTTTATTTCACAATACCCGCTTTAACAAAAATATTTCTGAACGATTTTTCAAAATGATACTTTTCTACTGCTTTTGCACGCCGAGCAATACGTTTCTTTAATTTCTTTTTTCTTATGATTGGTTTTCATAACCATTTCCCCTTTCACTTTTGTTCTTTGACCCGCTTTCGAATAGTTTGATGTATATCTGCTATAACAACACCGACTCTGGTTAAATCAGCATCGTGTTGAATTAAATTATTCGTATTCATAATAAATAATTGTTTTTTAGACACCAGGATTAAGTTATTTAGCTTGAAGTTGAGACGGTTTCTATCACCAAAGATAACTGCATGTCCTTTGGGAACTGGTCCATTCGCCTCTTCCCATACAACCAAATGTTTCCCTCTCCATTTATTCGGAGCAGCTATTTTAATTTCCACATATCCATCGACGTTAACCCTTTCCGTACCTACAGGTTTATAATTATGTGGTTTATTCCCTTTTTTAAATCGGGTAGCCCCTCCGCCTCCTAAACCCTTTTTTCCTTTGTTATGCGCTACACGCCCCTTTTGGAAGCGTGTATTAATTCCGCATTTTAGTTTAAATCTTTTTTTAAAACCTCTAATCTGTCCAACTGTTAACTCTAGATTAAAATGAGCATTAAACATTTCTGTTAATTCATCACTCGTTCTACCAACAACATTATTTTCTATGAACTCTTTTTGTTTACTTGTATATTGATGTGCCATTATTTTGCCTCCAATATCTTTGGAGTTTCTACATCTATATCTAAACGTTGTTTGGATGCTATTTGCGCTTTTAAAACTAACGATCCGTTTTCAATAATCTTCGAAGCGATTTTGGCTACAGCATTCGCTCTATTAATCTCTTCACTTAGTTTCTTTCCTTTTAATTCATCGTCATTAAGACGTTCTAACTGTTCAAACAAATGATTATTCAAATCTCCTAATGTATTTCTCATACCTTTCATCCCCCATTAATGATTTATATGAATTTATTATCGTGATTTTAATTAATATCCGTTGTCCTGGCGTTCATGATTAACTTCATTTTTTTCAATGTAGGCTTTCTCAATTTCCTCTAAACCAAATCCTAACATTTCACCTAGTCCTAAATAATGGCCTAGCAAAACATCCGCTCGTAATGCTGTAGGATCTCTTTTCAAATCCACTGCTAATGCATATACCTCAAAAAACTGTTCCGTTACATCAATGCAGCGTATTGATACAGGAAGAGCAGCTTCTACTTCCATATCAATACAAAGACTAATAGCAAAGTGTAATCCGTCTACATATTCCTCAAGTAAAGGATTTCTATCTACAACCAGATGCCCCGCGCATTTCTCGCAATAATACCAATGATTACCTAACCCGTGGACCCCTAGCTTTTCATCAACAGGTGGATTACCTCTCGTGTATCCTTTTGCAGCGCAATCAGGACAACTTTCTCTAATAAACGTCCTTGGTTTTTTATTATTACTCCAAAATTTGAACACTCGCCATTCCTTCATACATTCTGCCACTTCATCGATAAAAGCTAATACACGTAATTCAAATGTTTCTTTCCTTGATAGCCCTTTATCTTTTAACACTCTTTCATCAAAGTTTCCTTGCATTGTAAATAGTTTAGTAATGTTCATATATTAACCTCTCCTTACATTCTTAATTTTTGCCCCTGGTATTAATAAACTGCAGACGATATAACGCGCCTCATATTCATCTTTTGCGTTTTCGATAACACTGAGCGTCCCTTCCATTGGCGGAAGCTCGTATTCAATTACGAATGGGTACATTATGCAAACACCCCTTCTAAATTGCTTCGTTTTTTAACAACCTTTCCATTCTTATCAAAATAAACTACTTCCCAACGAGGATCGGCAGCAAACACTTTAGGGATACCATCGTAAATAACCGCTAAATCTGATTTATTGTTACCTATGATTGTTGCCATTCTCCCCGCAATTTGAACTCTCATTCCCATATAGGCAAACTCAATTCTTCTGTATCTGCACATCTTTTTGAATTCTGCTTCACTACCAAAAAACTGCTCTATGTTATCAAATCCAAGCTGTTCACATATTACCGATTTCTTAAAATCAACAAATAGCATATCGGTTTTATTTAATTTAAAGTGGGTGTAGTACATTGAAGTCGCTTGATCTTTTGAGTCTGCAGCCATCTCCATTACATGTGATTTACCTTCTATTTCAATGGATAAACGATATTTATATTTCACATTCATCTACGTATCCTCCGTATTTTGTAATTCCACTTTTTTTAATAGGAGCATCAACTCCGGGACCTTCAACTCCCAAAGCTGACGCTTCCCTTTTTTAAAAACACCTTTATCAATGAGCTGTTCTATGATGTATTGCTTGTCCATTAGCCTTATAAATCAACCCTATCTTCCACCATATAACGCAATGTGAGCTCAGTTGCTTTCTTAATTACCGTTAAATATCCATCTTCCTCATTCCCGTATAAAACAACTACATTTCCACTCTCATCTGTTCCCTTTTCGACTCTTACAATTTGCCCTTTTGTATCAGTTGCCACGTCAAACGGTTTAAAAAGATTGAATATTCTGTTATTTTTTATGAATGTTGCAGCACGTCGCAACTCTTTACTTTCTTCTTCCGTCGCAACTCGCGGATTAAATAAATAATTTGGCATTTTTCCATCCTTATCAAAGTCGTAACGCCCTAACTTAAATTCAATAGCATAATCAAAACAGATCAAATTTCCTTCCATCCCGCTACATTTCGCGATCCATTTAACGTCATCTGATTCGAATACAAAGTAATCATCTTTTTTAAAGGTTGGTGCTTCCACTTCATATCCATCTTCAATTGCCATTGCTAGTTTGATAAGATTTCCTTTTCTATATGCCCAATCTGTTTTAAATAGTTTATGAGCATTTTTATCTAACAGTTGGTGCATTGCATCAGGTCCACTCGCATATGCCTTTTGATCTAAAATATCTGCAATTTCCTTTGGGATTTTCACCTTTTCTTTACCTGTATGTTTAACTGCTTCTCCAACAACTACAATTCCTAACGTACGATTACATCCACAGTTGCATTTCACTTCTTGTTTAAATTCAAAATTTGTCATTTCTTTTTCCCCTCTCATCATTTTAAATATTTATCTACTTTTAACGGTGCAAAACCACTGTCCATATATATCCTCAAAGCTACTGCTTTTCCTTGATCCCGCTTCTTTTTGCACATTTCTTCCGCTGCTTCCCAACTGAAACCTTTTACTCGCTCTCTTTGATACCGCCAAATAGCAGTCGTATAGTCAACGAACAAATCAAATCTATCATCTGCAGCTACAGATTTATCGCGGAGCTCGTCTGCATCCTTAGCCGTTCGTGGTATCTTTGCTAAAACATCTGTAAAACTCGTTTTTCCTTTCCTCTGCTTTACATGAGCTTTACGAATGTTAAATTTCACGATTTCAGGTTCTACATCAAATATATTTAATTGTCTATTCACCATGTCACCACCTATTCAACAAGTCTATTACACTCCAAGCTTTTTAATCTCTGCAGCTACTTCTTGCAGTGCCTGTGGACTTAGCACTAACTTCCCTCCAGCTAAAATGACATTTCCTCGGTCAATTTCACCTGTTAAAAAGCATGCATTAGCAGGTCTATACTTCCTTAAAATAATTTCATTTTCATTCATTAAAAATTCAAGGGGATCTGCATTACTAATATCTAGGGCACTACGCAGCTCCATCGGAATAACTAGACGTCCTAACTTATCAATTTTTCGTACAATACCTGGTGTCTCCATTTTTCTAATAACAATATTTTCTTTATTTCTAAAGACCTCAATATGATCTCCTTCATCAATTCCTAAAGTACGACGTAACTCCTTAGGAATGACTAAACGCCCTAATTTATCCATATTTCGTAAAATACCTGTAGTTCTCATTTTCATTACTCCCTTTGTTTATGTTTTTATATTCTTCACTTCTTCACCATTTCACCATGTATTAAAAATCAAACAGCGAAAGTTGTTCATTTGCTTTTTCACAAGATACATCTATAGTCAATTCAGCTATTTCTGAAACTTCAATTTCCAGTTCCGTTATTTCTTCATTCCTATCCATTACCCGCCAATTTATAAAATTTTCCTTAGGACGGCATCCAAGAAACCTCCTATCTGCAACACTATATACATAGCAATTCAAGCTAGGGCTACCACGCATATACTTGCTTGTACTTAGCAAATAGCTTGTCCCTTCTTTTAAATTAAGAGAACTAATACTGCTTTCTGCTAGTACAATAGGATCCTCCTGTAGCTCAATTTGCGGAGCAGCGCTTTTCTCATTTGGAGCATTCTTTATATGCTCAATCCCTACTCTTTGTATGTAATGTCCATCTGTATCCGGCTGCTCCAACCTTAACTGAATACCAAACATTTCGTTCGGAATAATACACTCTACCACTCCCCAACCATTAAAAAGCAAATCTTCAACATACACCCGATCCCCTTCAGCAACCATGTGATTTCCTCCTAATTAAATTGCGGCAGTGCAGCAAGGTAATCTAAAGCAATTCCGCGTCCTGGTCCACATCTTATGCAGTGTTCTACGAAGAATTGGTGCGGAATACTTTTCCTTTCGCCTTTAACTGCTCCGCTCCACCATTCTGCTAATTGGTCAAACATAATTATGTAATGTTCATGATGTACTGCGAACTCAACCAACATAAAGCTAATCCCTTTTTGGTGTTGATGCTTCCTTAAATATGCCATCTGATGGTGCTTTATATTTTGCAAAGGGAAATTCGTTTTATTCGTTGTACTTTTCGCATCAAACGCTAAAGAAATGCCATTACTAATCCCTTTGTAATCTACTGTACTTTTATGTTCGTACCATCCATCTGCAACGCGACCTTTATCATTTAACGCTTTAACCTTTACAGGAACAGCTACTTTATCTATCAAAGCAACCTCACGCGCATCGTATTGTGCATTGGCAGTTTCGACTGCAATTTCTAAAGACTTCCCTCTATTTGCATAATTCGTTGCTCTTTTCACCATTTCACCACCTACTTATCATGATTAAATTTATCGTTATATAAGTTTGTTAGTTGTTCATCAGTACATGAGTTCAGATACTGTTCACTATAATTACTATTTAAAGAAAGCAGAGTAATCATTTCCTCTCTCGTCATTCAGGCTCCCACCCTTCAAATCAGTTTCAAGAACATAATCAGTAATCTCCCATTCTATTGCATCGTGCATTATGTTCCCTCCTTTCTAACTCTCTTATCGCTTCTGCTTTAACCTTACTTTCGCATGATTCAAAACGAATAATTTGGTATAGCTGACTTAGCGTTGCTGTTCCCACTTAAAACTCCCCCTATGTATTCATTAAGAGTATGTTGCTTTAAGCATAAAATTACTTCAAAAAAAATTTAACATCTATATCTAATATATCCGCTATAGACGTTGCTACACGTAAGCTAGGTGTCTTAGAAAGCCCCTCAACCCCAGCGTAGTAACTTCTATTAATACCAACCATTTCAGCTATTTCCCATTGTTTTAAATCTTTGTTCTTTCTCGCAGTTTTGATAAGGAGAACCTTCTCTTTCTTGTCCATATATCTCCCTCACTTTTGTATGCTATAAGCAACATTTCAAATTGATTATATACCATGTATTGGAACAAAACAACCACTATATGTATTTTTGCATATTTTTTCTTGGTAATTAATACATAATGTTGCAATTAGCAGACAAAAAGACGATAATAACTATATGGGCATATACTGTGAAAGGAGATGTGGATGTGACTAATACAGATAAAAACAAACACTCAATCTCTCAAAACTCCGAACTACACGTTTCTTCCAATGAAAACAGGAAAGCGGAAAAAGAAAAAGGATTTATCCCTTCGAGAGTTAGATACCTAAGAAAAAAACATAAATTAAAAGTAGAAGAAATTTGCAAATATGTTGATGTTGCAAGAAGTACATATACTAACTATGAGCAAGGGCATAGAACACCACCACCAGATAAAATGAGTAAGTTGGCAGAAATCCTACAAACCACTCCAAATTATTTAAGTGGTTATTCAGACATAGAAGAACCTTTAAATGATAATTTGAGGGCAATCATATCTGCTTCTAATTTAAATTGGGATGGACAAAAGCTAACAGATCAACAAAAAGAACAAATTGCAAATATCATTAATGGTTATTTCCAATCCATACCGAAATAAAAAAACCGCTTATATTAAGCGGTCTTTTTTACGTATTCTTCAATTTGTTTATATAATTCTTCTGGCATATCACCTTTTACTAGACATTCAGATAATACGTTATGTAAGTCCACTTCTTTTCCATTCAATCCTGATTCATTACCAGCAGCTTCTTTTAATGCATTTATTATCTTTTCCATTTGAATCCCCCTTGTTGTTTTAACAAAAAGTTTAGTGTTTTTCCACTTGTAAAAAGTTTAAACTTCCCTTGAAACACTGAATGACACCGCTATACGCGGTGCCATTCAGATAATTGCTATTTAACCTACTCCATCTCCTGGATCAGCCATAAAGTAGATTTTCTTTTGACTTTCTTGTTTCGAAGTATTCTCTGCGTTTAAAACACCTGTAATACCTAAGGTAACAGATAATGCAATAAGCGCTGCTAGTATCTTTTTCATTCAGTTCACCTCTGCCCAAGATTGGAAGATATATAAATAAGTTGAAACAAAATATATTCTTATTGTAACATTATAACTGTTTTTTTCAACCAGAATATCAAGTTTTTTCATCTATTCATCTTATAAAACGCTTAGGTATCTGTATGTAAAATCTATTACCATGTTGCTCAAAGCATAGTGCGGATTGTTCAAAATAGTAACTTTCTCCTGTAGCCAGTCCCATATAGTACCACTGAAATGCAGTCCACTTTCCATTTTTCTGTTTAATATGATTAAGTATGGCTATCCCTTCTTCAACAAGCCCTTTTTTTATAGCTAAATGCGCCTTTTCGCCTAAATCATCTGGATTTATTTCATTCAGATGATTACCGCAGTCTATTTGGATAAAATCTAATGTTTTTTTACATTCTGCAATTTTCTCTTTAAATCTATCTGTATTTTCAGTTTTTAATAAGTCAATGCCTTTCTGTACTAGTAATTGACTCTTGTATGTATCCTCGAACATATAAGATAAGCCTAAATACTGATACGCTGATGCTAAAAATATAGGGAACTTACTAGAGGAATATTCATTAATGATGCTTTCTCCAATTTTTCTCGCAGCCAATATATTGTTATTCATGAGGTTCGCTACTAATTGTAATTCTTTCACCCTAATAGTATATGCATCTTTAATATATCCCTTTTTTAAATCGGTAACAGTTATATCTGCATTTTCGTTATCATCTTCGACTAATTCCAAATCTACAGCTGGGACCGTCTTTATCAAACTTGTATATTCTTTCATATCAGAAAACGAATACATTAAAGTGATTGATTTTAAAACTTTCATTTCGTTAGATGTAGTTTTGATTGGGCTTTGTGAAATCTTTTTAAATAAAGATTCTCCGGCTAATGTACCTAGTGAACGTTCACATATAAGATCATATACATGTGCCCATTCTCTAACCGTCTTATTGTGAGAAATTTTCCCCTTGTTCACCAAGAATACTAAAAGTTCATAATCTCTTTGCACGCTTGCAAATTCCATTGCAATACATAAATTTAAAGGCTTGGATGTATTTTCACAGAAACGACGTAAATATTTTCGAACTAACGTATCTTCTTCATATACATAACGAACAAGTTCTAGAAAATTCATAAAACTCATTTTGGTTGATCCACTAAAATACTGACTTATCAGCCCTTTAGTCACACCTAATTTATTGGATAACTTCGCATCGTTAATACCCCTTTTTTTCATATCTTCATGTATTTCACTCAAAAGAGATAATGTATTCACAGCAAACCTCACTCTCCTATACACTTACTCCTAGCGTTAAACTCCTAAGGAAAGTATAACCTATATTTGCTTAATTTCAAACTAATTATGAAAAACACTAAACATCTATAGTATAATTTATTTAACTAAACGAGGGTAAGGAGAAGTATATAATGGGACGAATTCAATTTACGTTGAAGAAAACGCTAAACGAATTAGATATATCACCATACCGCCTTTCGGTCATTTCAACAGTAAGAAGTAATACAATCGCTGATATGGTAGGCAATCAAAGTAGTCGTATTAATATCGAAACATTAGAATTAATCATTACGGCACTGAATAAAATAGCAGCTGAACGCGGTCAATCTAGAAGATATAATGTAGCAGACGTATTTATTTATGTTGATTAACTTACTTTATATTACCAAAATAAACCGAAAAAGAGAACACTAGTTCTTGTTTTTGTGTTATTATTTTATAGAAAACGAAAAAAGAGAGAACGATCCAATAGATCATTCTCTCTTTTCGATTTAAATACGTTGCTAAAAGCATACATCTTGCTATATACTGTTCATATAAAAATCCATAGCTTAATTGGTCTTTTATACATATAACTAGGGCTTCCTAAACGGTTCGCCTCTTCATTTTTCAACAAAATTCTGCTATGATTGATGCTAGATACATATAAATTTCAACAAAACATTTAATATAAAAAAGAAAAAAACCCCGGCAAACAGTTTTCGATGGTAGAGCGGCCAAACTCAAAACACCAGAGAAAACTCGGAACAGCAGAGGTTATGTCTTACGTATTCAAATGTGATGCTATCTATAACGATATTATCACATTTTGAAAAAATCGTCTAGATATAACCTTTAGTTTGCTGTACCCATTTTCACCGGGGAACAAACTGGAGGTTTTTTTATGACTAAAAATACACAAGGTACAAAAATATCAGGTAAAAATGCCACAAAAGATGCCTACATTAAATTTTATGAATTCCTCATGTTCGATCAAAATTATCGTACATTATCTCCTAATGCAAAAATACTTTATTCTTTTTTAAGAGGCAAAATTAATTACTTCACAAATATAACTAAAGCTGTTGAAGAAGCTGCTGCGAATGGGGAAAATATATCTGGTACAAAATCTTACAGAGATAACGAAGGATATATATATTGCATCGCAGATAATACTGAACTTTGCTATTTACTTAATACAGCAGAATCTACTCTTGGTCGGGTAAAAAAAGAGTTACATATTGCAGGATTATTACTTGAAGTTCCTGTTAAAGACAAAGCCAACCGCATATATCCATTGGAACCTAGCTTAGATGATCTACAAGAAAAATGGGAATATCTACAGGATATTAAAGAATTAAGAGATAAGAAAAAAGAGGCTGCTGCCCAGCGAGCAAAAAAACATGCAGAGAAAAAGAAACAAATTGCAGAAAAGAAAAAAGCTACAAAACTAGCGGATGAAACAACAAATAATAGTAACATTCAAAATGAAAGTTACGGTAACACCAAAAATGAAAGTTACGGTAACATTCAAAATGAAAGTAAATTAGAACTTAATCTTTCTAAATTAGAATTAAATTCTTCTAAATTAGAACTTAATAATCTATCTATCATTAATAGATTAAAAGATATTAATTTAAACGATACTACCAAAATTGTTATTCAACAAAACATTGATAGATTGACAGAGGATAAATTAAATATCATTTTAGAACTAAGTGATGTATATAAAGATGCATTATCAGAAGTAGATTTCACTGCTGTAATTGCACGCGTTTTAAAATCTAAAATAAAAACTTCATTCCGTGGACTTTTAGAAAAATCACTACAAACTGAAATTAAAAACAGTACATCTAATAACAAAGAAACATCTTTACGTAAAGAATTATTACCAGAATGGGTTAATAACCAAAATTTATCTAATGAAATAGCTGCCGCAACAGAAGAAATTGATATAGATCAACTTAAAGAATTTTTATTACAAGAAGCTGCTGCTTATAAAAAGGATATTAATGTTGATGAACTAACTCTAGATAACTATAATTTGCTAGGTACATATACTGGAATGGGCTTTGATTTACAAGAAGCGTTAAACATTCTAAAAAAATTCCAACAAATAAATGAGTAATATTTTCGTATGTATTCAATTTTTTTAAAATAGCTATGCGTTTATTTTGTATGCCTAAAGCAGACTATAAGGACTTGTGACTATATGCTAAGATTAAAATATAAACTATGGAAATCTAGCATATAGCTATATAAATCTATTAGTCAGGAGGGATACTATGAGTGAGCCACGCGGACAACAAATTATCCATTGTAAAAAATGCGGAAGCAATAAAATTTCACTAACAGGAAAATGGACGGTAGTTGCTACTGCATTTCTTACAGGATGTGTATTATGTTTATTTATCATTACAATTCCAATTGCGGTACTTTGTTGGATTGTTGCAGCTATTTTTATGTTCGTTCCTTTTAGATCAGCAAAATGCCAGGAATGTAAACATAATCAAAAGGTAGATCAAGAAAAATTTGATGAATTGAAAGCATACTTACGTAGTTAATGTACTGCAGTAGGTTTTTATTTCGCATATTTTGTTAACTATTTGCAACCATTTAGAAAGACATTAGCCGTACACGTCGAATTATTACTGGTGAGGTGGTGGTGTAGTGGTGAAAGAGTGGTATTCCATACAAGAAGCAGCTGACGAATTAGAAATAAGTCATACATCTATTTCAAGACATATAAAAACTTACTCTGATTTCTTTAAAACGAAGTCAGTTGGTAGGAAGAAATTGATCTCTAAAGAAGGATTACCCCTACTTGTAAAAATTAAAGAATTATATGCACAAGGTATACAAAAGGCTGAAATATTAGATCAACTACAAGGAAGCATCCCAGTATATCATACAGATAGTGATGTTGAAGAAGTGGTGAATGATACAAATATAGCTAAGATAGAACCTTTGCTAAAGAACTTAGAAATGATGATGCAGCAGCAGGGTGCATTATATGAGCAGAATACTGTGTTAATTGAACAAGTGAAGAAGTCCGATCAGCGAACGGAACAACTACACGAGCAATTATTAAAATCAGATCAACGAAATCAAGAATTACAGGATCAACTAACAAAGCTGACTGATAAAATGAGCGACTTTTTAGAAACACAGGAAGCAGCTGCTACAACAGAGAAACAGCCCTGGTATAAACGAATACTAAAATAGCACAGCAGCAGGAATCCCCTGGGGACTTCTTGTTGTTTTTCTTTCACCAATAGTGGTACACGATATTTATAAAGAATGGAGCGATTCATTTTGACCTGGGAAGATTCAATTGATGAATATTTATTGTACATGCAAGGAAACGGACGGAAATTGTCTACAATGCGCCGTTATCGTTTTGACTTAGTATCATTCGCTTTATGGATTGAGGATAGCGAGGACGCGCTATGTTCGTCCTTTCATCGTGGTATAACTACAGACCAATTTAAAGAATACCTTAGAACGGCCAGCCATATGCAGGCTCGCACTGCTGCAGCGCAAAAAAGAATAACTAGCGTAATTATCAATTTCTTAGACTATCACGGCGTATTTTTAGAATCTGTGGATCGTGGTAAAGAAATTTTACTAAAAACAGAGAACTTTGCTCCTGATAATGAAATTGAAAAATTACTTAAAACTATGGATAGTTTAGAGGGGTTAACCGATTATCAGGCATCTGGACGAAAATTCATAATAAATAGGAATTTGCTCCTGGTTCGTTTAATGATTGGCTATGGGTTTTCTATTCATGACCTCACCACATTAACCATGCAAGACATTAATTTCGGACAAGGTGTATTAATGCCTGTATCTGCAGGAGGAATTAAAAGAGCAATTCCCTTACACGATAAAGACCGAAAGCTACTACTATCCACTTACAAGGACATACCAGAGTCAGTGCGACCGCGCCAAAATACAAATGATCCATTTTTCGTAACGTTTCACCATGCTTCGAGTACGTTCCAGTGGGATTACAGTACAGATTCGCCAAAAAAACTAACGAAAATCGCCATTCAAAGAATGTTGCAAAAAGAAATAAAACGTGCAGATGTTCACCACATCACCCCCACCACACTACGCAATCGTTATGTATTAGATTCATTACGTAATGAGATTAATGCTATGGAAATCAAAGTATTACTTGGTATGAAGAGAATTGAAGCAATGCACCGTTATATTGTCTTTTGGCGTTCATTACCTTCTATACCAAATTATCAAAAAACATGGGCATATCAAACTGAATAAAATAATAAGAATAACGTCCTTCCTTTAAATAAAGAAAGGAAGGACGTTATTCTTCGCAAGGACGACCAGGAGCAAAAGCTATTTTATCCCCATCTTGGGGTTCAGCCGAGATACGTGTAAAACTAGGTCATAGCAATACAGTTTTTACCAAATGTTATTTTTGTTACAAAGGAATCACTTTATCCATAAATTACACAATCTAGGAAAATACTATATAATAGGAGTAGTAAAAATTTTCATCAGGAGGCGTATTATGTCTGTTAATAATTATCTTACGATGTTATCCAGTAATCTTGTTCTTTCACCAGTAGAAAATGTAAATATTACAACATCAATATCAACTTTATCTAGGCGATTAAATTTATATTTTAATAATGGAGAATTACATAACCATTTTCAATTTGGTTCTAGTACACGAGGAACAATATTACCACGAAGAGTAGATTCTAACTCTGATGTAGATTATATGGTCGTGTTCAAAAACCCAAAAGGGTATACTCCTGAAACCCTACTTAAATACCTTAAAGATTTCATGTATTGCTATTATCAACGCTCTGAAATCTATAGAGATAGTCCTACTATGGTTTTAGAATTAAACCACATTAAATTCGAATTAGTTCCTGCTATTCAAGATGAACATGGTAACTTTTTAATTCCATCTAAAACAAACTTTTTATCTAGATGGATGCCTACAGATCCTTTGGGTTTTAATGCAAAATTAACAAGAGTGAATGTGTATAACAGCTCTAAGATTAAGCCATTAGTAAGATTAATGAAGTATTTAAATAGAAACAAATTAAATGGCTATTTATCTTCATATGAACTAGAAAATTTATTGGTTCAAAAATTCGATTATAATTCCAAATCTTCTTTAAAAGAGTATTTGTATACATCGATTGAAAGCTTGACTCCGAGTTACGATGATTCACATACTTATAAAGAGCAATTAGAAAGAGTGAAAAATAAAATTAGAGATGTCCAATGGTATGAAGCAAATGGATATCCTGATACGGCAGAAAGAAAAATAAAGGAACTATTCCCCCATATATAAGTGAGGTAATTTATGAGTGAACGACTTGATTCCCTGGATAGACACTATAAAAGCATTGACCAACTAAACACTATAATATCGTATTTATTTTGGATAAATGCAACGTTATCCATTTTGGTATTTTTTGTGAATGATATTTTGGATGTGAAGAATGTCTTATTATTTATTTTCACCCTTACAACTTTTGCGTATTTTATAGCTGATAATTATTTAACCATTTTTAAAATCCCTAACGTAGAAGATAAAAGAAGAGTACATTTACTTACAAATTCTTTTGATGTTCCTCTTGATAACGAAAGAACCCATAAATATTATAATAATGGTTTAGAACCTTCTTTATTAAAATTAGGTGCAAATATATTTGAGAATTCGTTGTTTGCTGAAAGAGTAACTCATGAAATGGTTAAAAAAGAGCGAATAAAAATTGTAGCTTTTGTAATTGTTTTTATAGCAGCCCTTTTATTTAGAACTACTGAAATAGAATTAATTTCTATACTAGCTCAAACACTTTTTGCTGGCACATTAATTCCAGCTTATATAAGACTTGAAGTGTTACATTCGAAAAACAAAGCCATTTACGAGTGTTTATACGATATATTCTTATTACACCAACAGGATAGTAGCGCTGGAAATGAAAAAAAATTATCAGCAAAATTACTTGATTGTTTTGTAAAATACGAGTCTGCTAAAGCATATTCAGGGGTAAAACAAGACTCTGCTATTTTCCACAAAATTAACCCTGAAGTAACGCAAGAATGGGAAGAAATAAAACAAAGATTAAATATCGTTTAAGCGATCTATACAATGTTCTCTTTTTAACTGGCAGCAGAGATTAAAGCTCTGCTGCCAGTTTTTTTATTTTACGGCTACTATATATACGTGTTTTTCAGTAACAAAATCGAACATTTATGTTACAAACATTCTCTAAAAACACTTATTGATAAATAATGTATTGCTATAACCTAGTTTTACACGTATCTCGGTTGTACCCCATCTTGAGGTACGGGATTAATCCGCTGATGAGTAGATTCGATTTTTACTCATGTCTATTTCTCCGACTTAGTTAAAACTTTATTTACAAGGCGTACCGCCATCAAATGACATCGAATCTCCAACTTCCACGTTCCCGTTTCTATCAGGAGGATTAATCCTGTCCATTTCTTTTTGACAATCTGCTTGAGCTTTAATTTGGTCACCATTAATGGTATTTTTGTACACTTCAACGCCTTTATCTTCAATTTTGCAACAACTTCCTTGAGTTAAATGCTGTTCTTGCTTCTGTTGGTTTTTCATCATTTTTATTCCTCCAATTTTTTCGTAATTTGTTCCCGTTGCTTCTACTAACTATATTATTCTTCGCAAGGACGCCCAGGAACAAAAGCCTCCCTATCTCCATCTTGAGGATCTGCATTAATCTGCTGATTAATAGCGTCACATTTTCCTTCCGCGACCTCTGGATTTCCGGGTATTGTTTCTTGATATACTTTAAAACCCTCATCAAAAATGGTACAGCAATTTTCCTGTGGAAAAAATTGTTCTTGCTTCTTTTGACTTTTCTTCATCCTTGTCACCACCCCCTTTCATAGCATTAGCTATACAAATAAAAAAAAACATGTATTTTTTTCAAATTAGTAACACTAAGGTAACACTTTTTGTTGAAAAGGTGTTACCTTAGTGTTACTATATTAATGAGACATAGATTTAAGGAGTGATAATTATGTTTTTAACAGCTTCTGTTGATGCTGGTAACGACGCGTTAAAAGCCTATATAGGCGGATTGGAAGAAGAGAATAGAGTCTACATTCCAAATGTAGTGAAAAAAATGGAGGACCGTCCAATCCTATCATTAGGTGACGATCCATTAGCAGAATTACATTTACGTATTACAAGTAGTGCAATTAATATCTCTGGTACTTATGCCGTTGGTACATTAGCAGTAAAAGAAAAAGATAGCTCACACATTCCTGCTACTGTTATGAAAAGTGATTCAGATCAAACGGTAATCTTAACACTAACTGCTCTAGCTTACTATGCAGCAATGAATAGCAAAGCTAAAAAAGTAGATGTGGAATACTTACTTTCTTCAGGACTTCCAGTAGATGAAGTAAAAGCTGACCGACGCGCTGCTTTCAAAGAAAAGCTAGTTGAAGGAACGCACGTTATCGAATTTAAGAAGACACCGTTATTAGAGGGTAAAACAGTAAACATTAAATTCCGTGATGCATTCATGAATGTTGAAGGATTCGCAGCAATGGTTAATTTAACTGTAGATGATAAATTACAAGCTATTAACGCTGATTTGAAGCAGAAAAACATTCTGTTAAATGATATGGGTGGTAATACTACTGATAAAGCTGTAATCCGTATGGGAAGAATCGATAATGAATATTCATCAGGTTCTCCACTTGGTATTGGTGAATACTTAGATGCAATCAAAAAAGAAATCTTTACAACATTCCGTGTAGATGTATTTAAATCACGTAGACAGCTTGTTGAAAACATGACTGCAGATAAAGAAGCATATGTAATTAGACCGCACGGAAAAGCTGAATCATATCAAGCAATTGCTGAAAAACATTTAATGGAATTTGCAATGAGAGAATATGCTGATTTAGTTGATAAGTGGAAAGAAGTTGGAGACTTACACTGCATCTATAATGTAGGTGGCTCTGCTGCAATCGCTAAACCTTTCTTAGAGCAAATTAATAAAGAGAATAATCAATTTGAAATGTACTTCTTAGATACAGAAGAAAGTATCTGGAGCATTTCAAAAGCGTATTATAAATTACTATTAATTATCGCTAAGCAAAAGGGACTAGACCTAAAAAAATAGGTGGTATACATGAAGAAAAACAATAATGTTGAACCTGGAAAAACTTTCTCTGTTAAAGTGCCAGTTAATGCTGATCTAGTAACATTGGATTTCTTAAATAGAGAACGTTCGATTTCACGAAACAAATTAGTTTATGGGATTGTTGATCGAGAGGCGAAAAAAGAGCAAGGTTCTGAAATTACACTGCCGATTAATTTAGATTTAAGTGAAGCAGAGAAAGAAAGATTATTAGAGCCCCATACTCTTAGAACAATTGAGGTATTTATACAGACCTTAATCGGGCAACAAAAAGAACAAAGTAATGCCCCTGCTGAACCAAAAGTAAATGAAGTAGACGCAGCGGACATATCAGGTTTTTTAGATTATCAGTAAATTGAATACAAAAAGAGAACGCTCTTCCCAGCTTGGCGGCAATGAAAGAGCGTTCTCTAGACATTATCAATGACATGAGAGGATGATTTGACATGGCAAATACCCTATTCAAAATCACAAATAATGAAGTTATTGTACCACAACGTAAAGATAAAAGTGAATTTTTCGGAATGTTCCGTTCTTTTGTAACTAAACAATACAATACAGTTAATGAATGGTTTGGTATTGATGGAGCAACTTCAGATCGTATATGGTTCTATGGAACGATTTCTTTAGCTATATTCCTATTATCGTTCACTTATCTTGTCTCAGGCCTTACATTCGGCTTTTAAGGCGTGGTGATTGATATGATAAACCATAAAGAACTTATGCAAGAAGCATGGGATATGGCTAAAAATGGCGCGGTTCATTTTGGCGGAAAAGCTAAAGAGTATTTATCTGCGTCTTTAAAAATCGTTTGGCAACAGGTTCGTAAAGTAATTAAACTAAATTCTACATTAGCAGAGATGGAAAACATGTTGATTTCATTGCAAACTACTAAAAGAGAATACGCAGCATATGTACATAATGTGCTGCTTCCATTTGCAAAAGGTGGTCAGCCAATTACCAAAAAACTTATGAGCGCCATTTATAAGGAAATTGGTTTGAAACATAGTATTAATCCAGGTACAAAAGCCATTGTACGATACAACAAACGATATTCGTTGGAAACATACTACCTATTTGCTGATATTAAGCTGCTACGACGTACACATAAAGCAATTAGATACGTGGTAGAGCTTAAAAATACAGCAGTAGCAGTACATTGGATTCCTAAAAGTATTCTAAACGAAAATAAAGAAATTCCTGATTGGTTCATTAAAGAGAAAAAATTGTTTTTGATTTAATATAAATACACAGAAGTTCCCCTATCAGGTTAACTTCTGTGTATTGCACCCTTTTTTATTTTTTAGGGTTATGTTACGTTATTCATGATAATACTATTGAAAAGTGATTGCAGTCACTTTGTCACTTTGCGGAGCGTTTGTGCTTGTGTCGTTCTGAACGTGTCTTTGGCTTTGACTTAGGCTCATCATCGTCTCCGCTTTTCTTTTCTAATTTGTACACTTTTGCAAACAACCAGAGGTTACCTGCCACCATTAATAATGCAACGACTGTCCAAAAGTTCGCTGCTACTAAGTTATTTAATGATGTTGTATAAGTAACAAATTCTTTCGGATGAAACCACAGCACATAGCTGTGTAAGGGCGCTAACTTAGTTAGTACCAGATAAATAAATGAAACAATTGCCCATGAATAATGAAACGCGAATTTAAAAATGTTCTTCATGTTGTATTCCTCCCCGATAATAATCTTTTTGTGTTTATACTTGTTTCTTTTTACTTACAATCAATCGCACCAACTCCTTTCAGATTTAATCTCCTCTACGGTTTGCGACCGATGATAGGACATTAATTTTCTCGTGAAATACTTCCTTCTCCTGTTCGTTTATAATTTTTTTCCTATACTCCTCTTATAAACTTTTTATATACAAAAAATAAGTAATGTTTTGCTTTACCACGTCGGACCTCAATAAGAATCTTAAAAATTACTTCTCCTTGTAATATGTACGAATTACTTTCCTTCTCGGCCATTTATTTCCGTATATATTTTATATTGACCATTATGTCGGTATTGTTCCTTAAAAACACATGCGTATTTATAGATTTCATAAGTTTCATTGTAAATAAACTGATTAATATGGCTTACCTCTTTTATTTTCGACAAATTCATTGATTTTGATACTAAACTACTACACTTATATACATTTCATATTTTAGAAATAAGTTTGCATAGAAATAAAAAAAGTAGGAGCGATTTTGTGCGCTCCTACTTTTTAGGTCTGTGCTTTATGTCGATTCCTTTTCCGAGTTCTTCAACATCGGATTTTAAAAATAAACTTGCCGCTTTCACTTTCTTTGCAGGTTTTAAACGCCCATCTGCTACTAATTTGTTAAATCTCGAGCGTGAAAATCCTAATAACTCACTGGCTTCTGTTGCAGTTAATATTTCGTTCTCGATAAACCGCATTAGATCGTCTTTACTGTTAAATTGATACGCTGTCATTACTTTACCACCAATCTTCTGACAATCATCGCATACGGATGATTGTCAGGAATGTTAATAGAGTTACAATAATCGCTGTTGCTACTGTTAGAATTGTACCAATCCAGCTAAGAACTGAATTAACGATAATCATTGTTACGAGTAATAAGATTATTTTGGATGTTTTTGTCATTTTCATCCATGAAAGAGTTTATGTTATAATTTAATTGACCAACTGGTGCTGTCACACCAGTCAGTCGCTTTTCTTACTGGTCTTCGTTATCATCTTTTTTATCTTTTTTTGTCATTCGGTAGATGCCATAAGATAATGTGATGATTTCGAGGACTGTCTTTATGTTTTCCAACCACTCTTTCATGTTGTCACCTCCTTATATATATTATTATACATCAACTATTGCCGATTGGCAATAGTTATAACGAAAAAATATTAAATGCTCTACTAGATTATTAACGGAAAAAATAATAGGAAAAGGAGATTTGAATACAGATTTTAATTGTTTGTGGTATAATCATTTTTGCGTATATTGCGTCATTATCTTGATAGTGATGGCGCTTTTTTTTATACTTTGAAAAGAACAAATGTTCGTGTATAATAGTCATCATAAATCACACGAATCGGGGGATCATCATGGAGAATCAAAACTGGGAAACACCGAAAATAAAAGGTCGCGGGATGGTGAAGTGGCACCCATTCGCAAGTATGCCAGAACAGTTTGCAGGAATTAGAGAAATACTTAATGACTTAAACAAAGTACCGAGACCAATAGTCTCTGAAGACATGCAGGAGCAGATTGAACGAAGTCTTATACATGCAATGCAAAGTAAAGAGGAAATATCTATTTCATACTATCGTGACGGAATGGTGCAAGATATGTACATAAATGTATTACATATCGAACCGATGATGAAAACTGTATACTGTACAGACGCTTTCGGTTTGAATACGGAATTTAAATTTGATGAATTATTAAATATAAACTAAAAAAAGCCGTCTCCTTATGTGGGACGGCTCTTGTTTTTACTTCACATACACATAGGCTTCATTTGCTGTTACATAGTATGTTTTACCTTTGCTATTGTGTACTTTATATTGTGGTGAACCATTTACACTTACTTTTGCATCAATTGTGAACCCTAGTCCTGAATCTACAGAACCAGCAACATCTTTATCCTGCCAAGATGGAGCATCATAGAAACGTAGATTGTTAACTTTTGAAACAACACGCTTCCCTACAATAGAAGAATCCACTGTACTTTTCTTATTAAACTTCACATAAGATGGATCGTTTTTAATCCACTGATCTCCACCAAGATTTAACCAACCATCTTTTTCTGCCCATACAACATAAGATTCTGGTTTGTTTAGTTGACGAATCTTAGAATAGCTTGTACCAGGTCCTTTTCGTAAGTTAACGTTGTAACCTTCAATATAAGCAATACCGTCTGTTACAGCTGTTGGATTTTCTGATGGTTTAGATGGCTTGTCAGGTACAGAAACATCTGCATTAGCATTATTGTATGTGCGTTGTACGTCTGCTCTAAATTGAGCTTCTGAAACACCGTGAGACTTTAAGTAGGCAATTGGATCTTCATGATCTGTACCGCCAAGGTGATGCGTTACATCGCTATGTGTCCACAATCCTTTTTCTACAGATATCTTGTTATCTTTTAAAATTTTCGCTAAAAGTTTTACGTATTTTTCATATGAACGTTTGAATTTTGTATAGTCTGCTGTTTCGCATAACTCTACATGTACAAATCGTTTATTCGCAGCAGGACCGCCACCATAAGCAATGTACTTTGTATCCGCGATTTGGATTGTTTCATTCCAGTCCACCGCATAGTGAACAAATGCATTTCTCCATGTACGAGACTCGTATTTTTGGATGTTGATGGCGGGTGCTTCTGGAGTCGCTGTAGAATGAGCTACAACACCCTCATATGCACCCACGCCATAACGGTATGGTTGTTTAGGTAAATCAGGAATAATAAGCGTTCTATCAGCAAAAGCACTTGTTGCAATGGATAAAGATAAGATAACAGAAAATGCTACAGTAGAAATATTTTTTAACGTCTTTTTCATTTTACATCAACATCCTTTTTCATAATTTTTGTGTGGTCAAATAGTCCACTTGCTGACAATCCAATGATGATTCCTTGAAATACATTTGTTTTGATATCTCCGCCCAAAAATAAAACGCCTAGCACAATGCCAAGCGTTAAATTCAATAACGGAACATATTTTGTTTGTAATCCAATTGTTTTCCCAATTTGTGAAATACCTACTACAATGCCAATCATTACAGCTAAACTAACCATTACATACCACCTCCCTTCAAAAAGAAAGTGAGAGCTGCTCCTACAATTCCACCGACAATAAGTCGTAAAATCCAGGTAGTATTTGCGCTAATTTTATCTAGTTGCTTGTTGATATTATCAATATCTTTCTCGTTGCCTGTTGTACGCATTTCCAAACTTTTAATCTCTAACCTTATTTCCTTAATTTCTTGCTTAATTTCTTGAACATCGCCTCTTACCTCTTGTAACCCTTCCACTTTAACCACCTCATTTCCAAATAAAAAGAGCAGCGAAATCGCTCCTCTTTGTTATAAAAATCGTATTTTATTCAAAATTAAAAACAGCTCATGGCTGCCCTACTTGTTTACATGTATTTAGTTAATATTGATCTGCAGATAATGCTCCTTCTATCATTCTGTTTTCTACTTCTTCCACATGTTCAAGTGTTACTTCATCAGAAGCCCCTGGGCTCTTTCCAGTTAGCTTTACATAATCTTCGGCACAGATAAGACTTACTTTACCGAAAAGCTCAATATCGTAAACTTTGCCACCTTTATTGCATAAGTCACATGCAGTAGCAATGCGCATATTCAACGTGCCATCAGGAAGTCCCCAAACTTCAACTTTTGTATCTTCCTTGATACCGCAAAATTCTAGCATATCGTTTGGAATGCTAACGGTGACTTGATTTTCACCTTTCTTCAAATCAACTACTCTACCTAAGAATGGTGACTGTTCATTAGGTGGCATTGGACGCATAAATTTGTCTGGATTCATACTCATCTCCCTCTCTATGTTCTAGAAGTCATTTTTGTGAAATCAACATAATTCCATCTACCATCATGGAAATACCACCCTAAACCTAAGCTACCATTTGTATAATGAATAGAACCTGCATTAGCACCAAAGTATCCACCACATACGTTAATCCCATTACATTCAATTGATTGTGTCGTTGCAACAGGATCTTTTGATTCAATTCG